ATAGACCTCGTAATATCGCATTATTAGCCTGTATAAAATATTAAGGACAAATTATGACTTACCCATTAACAAAAAAAGTATGCCAATTAAATGAGCAAGGTATTTATGTTGGACAAACGGACGCAGATTTATCACCAGAAGAAGCCGAAAACGGTATCTATTTAATGCCGGCTGGTTGTGTTGATGTTACTCCACCAGAAGAGAAAAAAGGCTTTGTCGTGAAATGGATAGGTGGAGCTTGGGAATACGTTGAAAACCATATTGGCGAAACAGTGTACTCAACAATAACGAAAGAACCATTGGTAATCAATGAATTTGGCTCAATCCCACAAGGTTATACATTAATAAAACCAGCAAATGAACAAGATGAATGGGATGGTAGCGCATGGATAATTACAGCCGAAAAACTAACCGCACTTTTAGCCGACACCCAAACTCGCCTTATCGCCAACATCGATGATCACGCGGCAAAAATCTACAGCACTTGGACACGCTTTGAGAGTGAGTACCGTGAGCGTCAAGCGGCGGCAGAAGCCTTTAAAGCGGCAAATTATGAAGGTGAGTGCAGTCGATATATCTCAGACTTTGCACAACGTGCGAGACTGGATAATAAAACCGCCACAAACCTGATTTTGACGCAGGCAGCAGGCTTGGAAAAACTACAAATGGAACTTGCCAACCAACGTATGCGCAAGTATGAACTCAAAGCCCCTAATCTCACACTTGAGAAACTGCAATCAATCCATGATGACATTATCAAGCAGATGGATAACTTGATGGAGGCATATCAAAATGGCTAAGGTTTATTTGGCAATGTACAAACACAAGCGAGACTGGCGTAAAGAGCCAGTTAAAGCAATCGCCGACCGCATTACTCGATTTTTTACTAAGGGCAAATACTCGCACTGTGAGATTGCCATTGAGCGTATTGAGTTTGGCAATGGGCATCATTATGAGCATGCGACAGTATATGACTGCTACTCCTCATCGGTACAAGATGGCGGCGTACGTTGCAAACAAATTGATGTATCTGATAACACCAAATGGAATTTAATTCCCCTCAATGATGTCACTGAGGAGCAAATCAAAGCCTATTTTGACCGCACTTTGGGTTGTAAATACGACTGGTGGGGCGCGCTAGGAATAGTACTTGGCATCAAACAAAAACGCTCAAAATATTTTTGTAGTGAATGGTGCTTTAATGCGATTTACGGTAGCGAAAGCGGTTGGCGGTTTAGCCCGAATCAATTAGGGGCAATGTTTAAACATGATGACTAAAGACAAACCGATCATTAATTTTAGCTGGAAATTTGGTGATGATGAAAGTGAAACGCTAACGCTAGATGAAAAAGAAGTGCCAGAAGGCTTTGCTGATAGCGAATTTGACTTGTTTATCGTGCCTGATGGCAAAGATCCAGTTATCCATTTGACAAAAGGCAATGGTATTGCGTTATCGGATAACAACATCAAAATCACTTGCACGCGCGACCGTTTAACTAACACAAAATGGAAGACCGCAAGTTGGGCGTTAAAAATCACGAATACGAGCAACTGGCGAGACACGCTATGTGGCGGAAAGATTACGCGTTATAGCTATTATCCTGCAGAACGCGTAGAGGAATGACGCGATGGAAGACTGTAAACGGGCAATCGACGTGAAATTGCAGTTAAAACAAGCAGTGGCGGTATCGTTGCAATCAAAACAACCTATCAAGGTGACGTTATCAAAAGGTATTTCTGGTGGCGGTGGTACACCTGTTTTACCTGAATTTTCAGATTTAATTATAGCTTACAAAATAGGACGACTATGACAACACAAACAATCCAACAATTATTAACCGAATTTGCAACTTACTTAGGCGAGCAAGATAAAGCGATTTTGGCTCAAATTGAGGCAAAAATAACCCAACTTAAAAATGACCTATTAGGAGGTGAAGTATCAGCCGATTTAGATACATTCCGTGAGCTTGCAGAGGAATTACGAAAACTCAAAGCAAGCGGAAGCACTATACCTGAGGCATTAACCACTAAAATGACGGAATTTAAACAAAGTTTAGATGATGTGATTGAGAAACTTAATGCCTTAAATGCAATGGACTTAAAGTCAGCTTATCAACGTGGGAGAAATAGCTAATGAACAAACTCTTAGAACAATTGCCTGAAGTCCTCGAACAAATTGGGCGAGATATTAAAACCATAACCGTCGTGCTTGATAAAGGTAGTCCTGATAAAGGTAACCCTGATAAACCTACAACAAGCGGTCAGATTTCAGTGTTGGCATTACAAACTGTTGTGCCTTCTGCAATCAATTATCCCGAAGATGAAGCTAAATTAGCGAGTGGGGATTATGTGGTAGACACATACAATAACGAATTGGTTGTTCAAGTAGGTAAGCAATATGCAGGCTGGGTTTTGGACTCTGATGACGCAAAAAAAGTCAATGAAGAAGGGCTGTTGAAATTGCAGAACTATGTCAATAGTAATAGTTCTGCAGAGACAGTGAATATAACATTAAAATCGCCAGTAAAAGTCACTTCTGTTTTATACAATCATATTAGAGAGGTTGATTTAAATAGATTTGTTTCTGTAACAGACCTTACATATAAATTTGAAAACAACGCACTTAGCGAGTTAAAACTACATGGGGTGTTGGAAAACGGCAAAGCGGTTTCACGCTATTTAAACCAAAACACAGATTATCTACAACTTCTTCAACATTACAGTGCAGGTTATGGCACTATAATTGATGGCTCATATAGTAGAGAAATTTATAATCGATTTTTCAGCCAAAATGGCGAAAAACCAATTGATGGCTACTCTATACCTGAAGATGTTAATGATATTGAACTTACTGTCCAACACAACGGTTTTTCTAAAACAATCACTTTACGTAGGGAAACGCCTAAAACTTAATAGTATTGAACCAAAAATTTAAGACCACAATCGATGATGTGGACAACATCAGATCCGTGGACTGATAGGGTTTAAGACAAACGGAGGGTAATTCCGCTGTTTCTTATATCTAATTTAAACGCCCTTTAATGATGATTTAAAGGGCGTTTTTGTTTCTCAAATTTAGCGAATTTTAACCGCTTAAAATGGGAATCGGTCAAAATTTCAGATTTCTCACTTTTAACGGTTATGTTTCTCAACATTTGCGGACGGCTACACCAACTCTACCCAACCGCCCTTTGTTAGCTTAAATACCACAACGCCAAGCGCTACCACTCGTTTTTAAATCCTTACAAAATAGCCCTATCTCTCAACAACAGGGCTAAAATTATGACAGATGAATATCTCCATGGGGTCAAGGTGACGGAAATTTCCGAAGCCTTGCGAACACTCACCACATCATCCACTGCAGTTATCGGTTTAGTGGCAACCGCACCTGATGCAGATGCATCGGTTTTCCCACTCAACAAACCCACCCTTTTAACTGGCATCACTGCCGAAATGCAAGCCAAAGCAGGTAAAAAAGGCACGCTATCTCGTGCGCTAGATGGCATTGCGGACATTGTGAATTGTAAAGTTGTCGTCATTCGAGTGGAAGAAAACGAAGATGAAAGCACCATGAAAGCCAATGTGATCGGTTCAGTCGATAACGAAGGCAATTACACTGGCTTAAAAGCATTCCTCGTGTCTGCTGCAGTTTGTGGTGTCAAACCACGTATTTTCTGCATCCCAAAATATGACAGCCAAGATGTGACCACCGAGCTTTTAAGCGTAGCGAAAAAACTCAACGGCTTTGTATATGCATCATGTGGAACAGCAAAAACCAAAGAAGAAGCAGTGACATACGGTCGCAATTTCTCACAACGTGAATTAATGCTGATTTTCGGTGATTTCTTATCGTTTAACCCAAACACCAAACAAACCGAAGTGGATTATGCCGTTGTTCGCGCTGCCGCGATGCGTGCATATCAAGACAAAGAATACGGCTGGCATACCTCCATTTCAAACAAAGGTTTAACTGGCGTGACTGGCGTCACCAAGCCGCTTTCTTTCGATATTAACGACAGTGCAACCGACGTGAACTATCTCAACGAACAAGGCATTACTTGTTGTGTAAACCACAATGGCTTTAAGTTCTGGGGATTACGCACGCGTTCGGCAGATAAATTATTTATCTACGAAAACTACACTCGCACGGCACAAGTGTTGAAAGACACCATTGCGCAATCCTTTGACTGGGCGATGGATAAAGACATTTCCGTGAATCTTGTAAAAGAAATCGTGGAAGCGATCAATGCAAAATGGCGTGAATATGTGGCGCAAGGTTATTTAATCGGTGGGAAAGCATTTATCAATGCCAACTTAAACACTGCCGCAACCTTAAAAGATGCAAAATTACTTGTGTCTTATGACTACTGCCCTGTTCCACCGTTAGAACAACTTGGCTTTAACCAATACATCAGCGATGAATACCTTGTGGAATTTGCCGCAAACATTGCAAAAGTAGGAGCGTAAAAAATGGCATTACCTCGTAAACTCAAATTAATGAATTTTTTGGCTGACGGTAATTCTTACCGTGGCCAAGTCACCGAAATCACCCAACCTAAATTAGCCATGAAACTGGAAGAATACCGTGCAGGTGGCATGATTGGTCCAGTAAAAGTGAATTTAGGTGTGGAAGGATTGGAAGCACAATTCAAGATGGGCGGTTATATGACTGAACTTATCAAAGAATTTGGCGGAAAAATTGACGGCACAGCATTACGTTTTGCGGGCGCCTATCAACAAGACGACACCGAAGAAGTGGTTTCAATCGAACTGGTGATGCGTGGTCGTTTCGGAGAGATTGACAACGGCACCAGTAAATCGGGTGATGACACCGAACAAAGCTACACCGTGCCATTAACCTACTACAAAATCATCGAAAACGGCAAAGACCTCGTGGAAATTGACCTAATCAATTCCGTTTTCATTGTCGGTGGCGTTGATCGCCTAGCAGAACATCGCGCAGCAATCGGCATTTAATTCACACACCTTGCCCCGAAAGGGGCTTTTATTAAATCCCCCTCCCCTCTTTACAAAAAAGAGGGATTTTAAAGGAAACATAAAATGAAAACAGAAAACACCAAAATTATCACCTTAACCAACCCTATTACTCGTGGCGAAAACCAAATCACGGAAATCACCGTCAATAAACCGACTGTGCCCGCATTAAAAGGTTTAAAAATGTTTGATGTGTTGCAAATGGATGTGGACGCATTACAAGTTTTATTGCCACGCGTGACATCGCCAGTACTGCACAAAGCAGACTTTGCCACAATGGAAGTCGCAGATTTCACCGAGCTTGCTGCGGCGGCTGTCGGTTTTTTAGGGAAGAACTCGGAAGTGGAAACCGAAGCGACCGAGTAATGATTGCCGCAACAGTGGAAGATGCCATGGCAGATATTGCCATCATCTTCCACTGGCAACCACAAGCCTTTGAGCAAATGACATTTTCCGAATTAATGCAATGGCGAGAAAAAGCACGAGAGCGAAATGAAACAGAAACTGATTGATTATTTATTAAATATGCCACGGCATATTGTATGGCGTGGAATCTTTATTCTTTCCATTGCCTTTTGGTTGCTTGGTTGCTTGTGATTTTCGGCATTGCATTTCTCTTTCGCTAATTCATCAAGTGCGGTCAGAAATCACGAGATTTTTTGACCGCACTTTTCACAGGATTTTATTATGCTTAAATCATTACATTTTTTAGATTTTATTCGCGAATTTATTCTTTTTTCTGTTGTTCTTGCCGTATTTATTATCGGCAGTTCAAGCGCTCAAATCACCTTAATTTGGATTATTACCATTTTATCCATTCTGGCTTGGATTAGTGCGGCGGTAAACTATCAAAAGAAGAAGATCAGATATACAAAAGCAAAAACTACATTTGAGATGTATACGCTAATTTTATTAAGCACGATTTTTGTTTATTTTGATCATTGGATTATTGGTACTTTTATATTGTTTTCAAACTTTATTTTTATTATCAGTTGCACGGAAGACAATGCAAAAAAGGAAGAATAAATGTTCCAAAACTTCGCACTTGCCACATTGGGCATGTTTGTGTTCACTCGGCAAACCATACCTTTTCAAAGTTTAGACCGCACATCAAATTGGCGACATCCAACCAATGCCATTGTTGGGGCAATGCCAAAAACACAATTCACCGGTAAAGAAAGCGAAACTGTGACGATTAGTGGCAGATTAATCCCAGAAATCACTGGCGGCAGATTATCCATTAAGGCCCTGGAATTAATGGCAGACAGTGGCGGTGCATTTCCGCTGATTGACGGTGCGACCTTTGAAATTATCGGTTTTTTTGTGATCGAAAGCGTACAAGAAACCCGAACAGAGTTTTTTGGCGATGGTGCACCCCGTGCGATTGATTTCAGCATGAGCCTAAAACGCACCGATGACCCAATGTTAATCGCCATTGCAGAGAGTTTAATGAGTAGCCTTTAATGTTTGATTTAAATCTTGACAATCACCGCACGCCCGCTTTTAAAGTGCAGATCACCACGAAAGACAAAAAACAGCAAGACATCACACAAGTGATTTCGAGCCGTTTAATTAGTTTGTCTTTAACAGATAATCGAGGATTGGAAGCGGACACGCTCGACTTAGAATTATCTGACCATGACGGCAAACTGGCTTTGCCGCCACGAAATGCCACAATCCAAGTTGCGCTAGGCTGGAAAGGTAAACCACTGATTGACAAAGGGCAATATTCAGTGGATGAAGTGCAGTTTTCAGGCGGTGCAGGGTCGGCAGACCGATTAACTATTAGAGCAAGAGCTGCAGATTTAAAAGGCTCATTTTCCGAACAAAAAGAGCGCTCATTTGATAAAAAAACGTTGGGAGAAATTATTGACACCATCGCCAAAGAAAACCAACTCAAAAGCCAGTGCGAGAAAAAACTGGCAAATACGTTTATCGCACACATTGACCAAACCAACGAAAGCGACATTAATCTATTAAGCCGCCTGTCAGAAGAGCACGGGGCGATGTGCACCGTTAAAAATGGCACGCTATTATTTATGCCGCTAGGACAAGGCAAAACAGCCACAGGCAAGCCAATTCCACTGCGAAAAATCACCAGAAAAAGTGGCGACAACTACAATTTCTCCATTGCAGAAAGTGAGAACTACAAAGCCGTGCGGGCTTATTGGCATGATACGGACACAGGCAAACGTGGCGAAATTACGGTGGATGAAAACACCAAGATAGTGAAAAAACAGCGTATGACGAAAGGTAGAACGCTAGCAGATGGTACAGTAAAGGGCAGACGATTAACGAAAAGAAAATATAACACTATTGAACAAAAAGCCCCTGTGGAAAGCGACAACGATAAAATTAAAAACCTTCGTGTTACTTATCCTTCAGAAGCGAGAGCTATCACTGCCGCCAAATCCGCCTTTGACAAACTCAAACGAGGTGTAGCAACATTTAGCCTAAATCTTGCCTTTGGCGAACCCGATTTAATCCCCGAAACGCCCATTGAGCTTTCAGGCTTTAAAGCAGAAATTGACGCAACCAACTGGCTTATTACTAGAGTAACACACAATCTTTCAGACGGTGGCTTTACCACCCAAGTTGAATGTGAACTTAAAGTGGAAGAAGATGAAGTGGAAGTAAAAAAAGAGAAAAAATAAAGCCCTCAAATGAGGGCTTATATTATGGGTTTTTATTTAATAACATTTTCATAATTTGCGACACTCGCTTGTTTGCTTGCTCTCTTTGAGCGGTCAAAATCACAAAAGCAACAAATGACACAAAGTTTGAGATCCAAAATATTATCATGCCATTTTTAGAATCATAGAAATTAGAACTTATGTTAAGAATAAGATTGAATAACCAACCTAATAGCAGTGCAGTTCGCCAAGTTCCATAAGTATCATAACTACTTTTTTCTAAATTATAAAGATTAAGCAAATCATTGTTTGTCATAAGCACCACCATATCAATAAAATGTGGGGGTATTATATAACATCCATAGGGGTAACTTTTGGCGGTTGCTTGTTGTCTTTTTCTTCACTAGCTTGAGACTTTAAAGACTTAATTTCATCTAAGATGATATTATCCTTCTCTTTGAGTTCTTTTAATTCTTCTTGTTGTTGCTCCATCATCTCTATTATTTGTTCTTGTTGGTGATCATCAAATATATAATCAAGCCCTCTTTCTGCTAAATATGCCAAAAGGAAAAATAATATTGGCCTCAAAAAAGAAATGACTTTATGGTTATTTTGATATATTTGACAGATCGCCAACCATAAGGAATCAAAAGCATCTTTAAAAGAATGAGTTTGATCATCTTCAATTTGCTCAAGATTTTTTATATTAATAAGCAAAGAATTAAAGGCATCTTCTGATGCTGCATCATCAATGTATAATGCTGCCTTAAGTTGAATAAGTACTTCTTGAATCTTTTTTATTTCAGGCGGTAAACAAAAACCGATTAATTCATTTCCAAGGGAATGACACGCAATCAATTCTTTTATGTTAAGTAATTCAGGTATTGGCGGAAGTAGATTGAAACTATCTATGCCTGAAAGATCTTGCAACCTAACGATGTTTTTTTGTAAAACGGCGATATTACTCGGCAAACTATCCCCAATAATATTATCATTTATTGTTTTCATTGAATCCATATTTATTTTCGACACACATTCTCACAAGGCACACCATCCCCATCCCGATCTAAACGGTTTTCGCCGCATTCGTTCAAGTGATATTTAGCTTCAGCGCAAGAACGCATTTCTTTGCAATATTTAGTGTCCTCACAACTAAACTGCTCTGCATCTGCTTTTTTACTTTTGGCAAAAGTTGCTGTTGGGAAAACAAAAGAAAGTGCGGTTAAAATTAAGATGATTTTTTTCATTTTCTTAGGTTATCCAAATTTTATAGTGATACTGAAAAACGAACAGTGGATACACGTTAAGGGTAATCCTCACCACCATTCGGATATTTGCACCGCTTTAGTCGATTGATTGCCATCTGCCAGCCACGAAGAAAACCATATTTCCGCAAGGCTAAAATCGCATAGTTTGAACAGCTCGGTTCAAACCGACAGGCATCACGAATTTTTTGCGGTGCAAGATATTGATAAAGCAAGATAAGTTGAATGCTAAGCCAAGCCATCAATCATTTTTTTCACGTCTAAAAGTGATAACTTTATGAACTTTAGATGTTGTTTTCCCACCTGAAAAGCACCCTGCTGCTTCTTCAGTAGAAAAATCATCTATTCTGAAAAACTCCCAGCCTAATCTAGCCTGTTCATTCACCAGTTCTTGTAAATAGTCTGCTGCGGCAGTTTGAATGTTCTTTCTTTGCGCAATAATATGTGGCGCAGCTTGAATCATTTTATATTCGTATAACATAATAAATTTTCCTTAGGTTTGTTTTATTAAAATAAATCACCACTTCTTCATCTTCATTGACAAATACTCTCACAAGGCACGCCATCGTGGTCGCGGTCAAGCTTTTTCATACCACATTGTTTAAGATGAAACATTGCATCATCGCAACTTTCCATATCTCCACATACTCGCTTTCCATCATTACAACTAAATTGCTGTTCTGATTCAGAATTTGATTTTTTGTGCGCCTTAGCAAACACTGCAGGTGATACAGCAAGGGAAAGTGCGGTTAGAATTAATAGAAGTTTTTTCATTGAATGCTCCTTAGAATTTCTCTAATCCATATTTAAAAATACGTTCCTCAAGTTCATTGTCAGACCAATCATGTTTTATTGGTGCTGCACAAACTGTTTTATCTATGTTTATTCTGTATCCAGAATTATTATCGCGATTTCTTACTTCGATGATTTTGAAATCAATATCTTGCCAGTAACTAGGTTCAAAATAGCTATCATCGCAGATTATCCTTACAACATATTTTGCATAATCACGTTGAATAATAGGTTTATTTATCCTTACAGAAATAACATGATTAAGGTAATTTACATCTTCTTCAGGATCTGCAACTGATGATACTTCATCAAATAAATCTACAATTTCATCAGGTACAGTTTGAGAATAAGCAGATACACTACAAAATAGCGCCAATAAAAACAAAAGTTTCATCTTCATAATTTTCACAATCAATCACCATTACCACTTCTTCATCTTCATCGGCAAACTAAACACCACTCGTCCGTGAATATAGACAGGATCATCCTGTTTTATCTCCCACTCTTTATACTCTTCTTTATTATCAGAAATCGCCCACATTTCACGGCCACGTTTTTGCAAGCGTTTAATGAATGTGTGATCATCAAACGTGAACACATAAAGCCCATCCGCACTGAAATAATTTTCTGATACATCGACATAAAGTAAATCGCCGCTTTCCAATGTCGGCGCCATGCTATCGCCTTTCACCGCAATAATTTTTAAATTTTTAGCATCGGTGCGCTCAAATTGGCGACGGAAGAAATCCAGATCGAACTCTTGTGCTAATAAGCCTTGTTCGCTACGAGTTAAGAAAGCTCCATTGCCAGCACTAGCTTCCACGTCCAAAATTTCAATGCGAATGGTATTCTCCCCTATAGGTTCCTGCAGATTAACCACGCGCACCACATCCGCATCGCGCTCCCCCTCTCCAGTTTTCAACCAGTGTGCGTTCACACCAAGTGCGGTCGCAATTTCTAAAATATTTTTAGGATTGAGAGTTTCACCACTCGCAATTTTTGCAATGGCAGGTTGAGAAACGCCGACTTGTTTTGCAAAGGCGTTCATAGACAGGCGCTTTTCATCAAGTAAAGTTTTAAAACGAGTAGATAAATTAGACATTTTTTGCTCCTTATTATTGATTCTAAAACTTAAGTTATAAAATATCATTAAAAAAATAGTTGCAAAATTAAAACATAGCGATTAATATAATTAAAACTTAAGTTTCAGGCGTGATTTTATGAAAAGTATTGAACAGGCTGTCACCATTTGTAATGGACAGTCTGCCCTAGCTAGAGCTTGCGGAACAAGTCAGGCGGCAGTGGGTAAATGGCTCAACGGCGGAAAAATGGATGTGAAATATATTCCCCCCATCATCCAAGCCACAAAATTTGAAGTAAACCCAACCGAACTAAGACCCGATGTAGATTGGCCAACAATTTACGAAAGTCTGAAACAGGTGTTTGAAGGGAATTAAAGACTTTTAAACCAACGAACGAAACGAATGATTTCTTGTTTTATGCAGTGGCGTTCTTTGTAAGTAAAGAAAACAAAAAGTAAGAAATTGAAAAAGCGGAGTTGGTGTTGATTAAACGTGTAATTAAATACGGTAACAAATGGTGAGTCACTCAGTAAGATGACATTAATCCAAACGATTCCAGCAACAATAGACCAGTTAAGGATAAATATGAGAAATCGTAAAAATCGAGTCAGCATGGCATACCTCGTGGCGTTATTTTCAATGGTGTCGTGGTTTATGGTGTTGATTATCTTTTAATTTTAATAACCGTGCAATCCATATTGGGGAATGTGGAGAGTATAGGACAGAAGAAGGTGTGTGATATGGCTGTTGAAGTGTTATGTCCAAAGTGTAAAAAAAGTACCAGTACGAGAACATCAACTCAAATTACGCCGACATTAAAGAAAGCGATTGTGTATTGCCCAAACTGTTTGAATATGCTTGGCAAGATAACCATTAATTTTGATGAAGTTTATGATTTACATAAATCTCTCAATTTGGAATCGCTCACTTGGTCGGACTTTCCTAATGAAAGCAAAAAGAAAAATGCTGACGAAAGGCAAATTGATATTTTTGCAGATTGGAATGACTGGCCTGGGAACAAATAACCCTATCTATTTTTAATCCAAACAATTTTTAACCACCGTCGTTTGAAGAAATTCATTCGACAGGCTTTTTGCAACCAAAATTTAGGAGTTTGAGCAAATGACAAGCAAAAAATATGTGTACAGCAAAGAAAAAAACACGCCGCGTAGCCGTGTGAATGTGTGGCAGTTAAACAAAACCGTACAAGCACAGGCTCGCAACATTCAACTGTTGCAACGAGCAATTTCTCACCAAGCAAACGTGAATGCCCAGCAAGTATTGCTGAATGAATCGCTAAGTGATCGCATTGCGTTACTTGAAGAAGATCAGTGGGCACGTGAACAAAGCATTTTCCAACGCTTTGTACGGTGGTTCCGTAAATAAATGAATGGGGGTGAGTGATGGCCTTAATGCCTTATTGCTTTGACGATGAAACGGAATCTGCCGCTGAAAAATGGTGCCGTGTTAATCAAGTAAACGTGCCTGAAATCCGAAGTTTTGATGATGTGCTGCACTCGTTAAGCAAAAGCCAATTCCGTGTAGAACGAGAGTTTGACGGTTTACAACAAGGCTTTCGAGAAATGCTGTTGGAATTAGCCGATTTAGATTTTTCAGATTTACGTGCAGGGCATTTAACAGGCACTAAGCTCCATCACTACACAGAACAAGGACAACGCAAAATAGCCCGCGCACTACGTAAAGTGCGGTTACTTTCGGGAATGTTTTCACAAGGCGTAACAGAGCGGGAATTTACTCAAATTGATAAGACGATGGGGGAATAACAAATGGCAGCAATAATTTTAAGCCGTAGTGCTTTGTCTTTTTGTGCAAAAGATGTTTATCACAAGCTAGATAATGCACAAGAACAATTGTTCGCTTATTTCTACCACTTAGATAAGGGCGATGAACAATCAGCGAATACGGCATTTAGTGAATATATCCGTTTGGGCGACATTGCAATTCAAGCGAAACGAGAATTAATGAAAAAACACGCCGAATGGGCAGACTGGAGAGAGAAAAGAAAATGACAAGTTGTTTAGTGATGTTTTTCGTGGTGGTGTTTGCCGTTCTTGGCGTGGCTGTGACGGTAATGGGATTAATTGAGTTTATTGTCGATTCGTTAGATAGACGCTGGTAAGGAGGAATAATGGAAAACAATATTTGTATCGCCCTAGATTGTGGCGCAACGCTAGAAATTTTACCCATCGGCACCCGCTTTCAAGTGGTTGAAGTGATGGGTGATCAAGATAGTTGGTATGGCAAACAAAAAACAAGAACCGTGGGCAATTTACACAACACAATTTGGGGGGCGATTGAAGAAGTACGCCGTTATGACTTAGCCCAATATGAAATGTTGAGTTTGGAAGAATTACTCAGTGCAGTGAGTTCGACCAACAACAAAATCAAAGAATATTTTGAATATCACAGTGAATATTTAGCCAATACGGCAATGTAAGGATTCTTGATGATGAACTGGGAACTTGAGTGTAATGCTAATCTTGCCAAACGTGAGCAAGCAATGGCAGATGCACGTGCAGTGATGATGCAAAGTGCGGTGAATGTTGACCGCACTTTCGATGCTGCTCAAGCGACATCGGCGCAAATGGAATTATTTTCTGTTGCGCCGCACCAGTTCGATTATGTTGAAAAACTGCTTTCTGCGCTCCCTCGCAAACGCCAACGTGAGCATTTTCGCCATGTTTGGTTGCGTGCGTTCAACGGCGTGAAAGATGATGGCTCTATTGGGTTTAAATTCAGCAATAAACAGGCGGCGTATGCCAATACCTATTTGCGTGAAATCCTCACTAATCGCCTGAAAGCCGTTTTTCAACATTATCACGTTAGCCTTGATTGGTTGATTGACCGTGATACGCATTCACAGGTGGTTGCACTTTCTAAAGGCAAAAAGGCAGCTAACTTTCCGTTTTATTTATTAGGTGAACATCAGCTAAAAGAAATGGCAGACAAATTAGCCATGTTGTTTACGAAATTACAGTCTGATTTTGTCACCGAACAAGCCGAGCGGAAAGAACGTGGGGAAATATCTCTTGATGATTTCACCGCACTTTCTCGTGACCTTTATCGCTTAGTGGGCGAGGTGTGTGCGGATATTGGTTTTCCGTTAAAACACTGGTTCGCTTATCAAGATAACCGTTTCTTAGATGTAAATGACATTGAGGTTGATCTGAATAAATCAGTTTGCCCAACACACTGGAAACGCCAACTTACTACGGCACAAAAACGATTGAAAGAACATGTGGAGATCGGCTGTGGTGCAGTTTCCGCCAAAGTGAGCCCTTATGTCTCTCAAACCGCATTTAATGACTATCGTGCGCAACGTGCAGATAACCTCGAATATCTGCAACAAATGGTGTTGGAAAATCTAGACGATAGCACCGAACAAATGCCGTTGATTGAAATGTGGAAAAAATCGGTGGCAAATCCTGCTATCCGTTTCCAGGAAACTATGAACCGCTTGCGTGGTATTGATGAATGGGCGATAGAAAATTCATTTGTGTCACTCTTTCTTACGCTGACTGCCCCATCCTCTTTTCACGCAACGCATGAAACAGGCAAAAACAATAAAAAATGGCAAGGTGCAAGCCCTCGTGATACGCAACGTTACTTAAATAAAGTGTGGGCACAGTTGCGTGCACAGTTTGCCAAACGTGGGATCGGTTTTTTTGGCTTTCGTGGCGTTGAACCACATCACGATGGCACACCGCATTGGCACTTGCTGATGTATGTACAACCTGAACATAAAGATGAGGTTATTCAATTATTCCGTAAGAAAGCGTTGGAATTAGATGGCGATGAATTCGGTGCGAAAAAATACCGTTTCAAAGTAGAAGAAATTGATCCAACCAAAGGTTCTGCCATTGGCTATGTAGCGAAATACATCGCCAAGAATATCTATGCAGGTAAGCAAGGCAAAGAAATGTCCGATGAAGTAGAAAATCTGACATTACTTGAAAACGTGCAACGTGTCAGTGCGTGGGCAAATCTTTGGGGCATTCGTCAATTCCAGTTTTACGGTACACCGTCAATTTCGACGTGGCGTGAACTTCGCAAAATTGACGATGCCATGGCAGCCGTTGCGGACGATGAAGTATTGGATATTGGTCGCACTGTGGCTGATGTGAGTTGCTTTGGTAGTTATTTAAAAGTGCAAGGTGGCGCAATGACAAAACGTTGTGAACAGCCGATTTGTATTGAGTATGAGGAATGCGAACCGAATAAATACGGTGAGATTCGTAAGAAAATTGTGGGGGTAAAAAACAGATTCACAGAAAAGAAAATCATCACCAAATTAAAAAACTGGGTGATTAAATCAGCGAAAAGTGCGTTGGGTTCCACCGCACTTAATTCGGAGTCCACCGAAACAAACAAGGCGCATCGCGCCGCTTGGACTTGTGTCAATAACTGTAACCGCTCAAAAATTGAACAGCAAGTTAATTTATTGATGTTGCCTATCGGTTCGCCATTAAAACCGTCACAAATTGACCTTTTAATGCGCCATGGACGGTTACGGCTTAATGACTATCGATGGATTTGTTGTGAAAACGATGAAGTTTTCATCAAAGAAGAAAAAATTCCGTTGGCTCAAGCCTTTGGTTGGGGCGAGAGCTTGGGGGGGTTTAGAGTAAATTAATTAAAAGTGAGATTAAAAATGAGAAAAATTGTTCAAATTGCAGTGGCTGAATGTATGGCTTATGACAATGACCGTGATGATTTAGAGACGTCAGAAACAATTGTTGCACTGTGTAATGACGGGACATTATGGCGTAGATGGTTAAACACTACTGGTGCGAATAGAAATGAACCTAAATGGGTAAAGATCGAAAATGTTCCGCAGGATTAAGGAAAATACTATGACCAATATTCAGTTAATTGATGGTAAGCGATACGTGGTGCTGGAGTGTGAATTTGCTAGAGAATGGCAAGTTGGGAGAGAAAGTCGAACAACCGTGACTTATAGTGAAGCAGAAGAAATCGCAGACCATTACAGAAAATATTTAAAAATTCCACCTGAGCGAGTCCTAATTGTGGAAGTACCTAATGTGATTAAACGTAGAGATTGAAAGGAAAGAAAAATGGCAGGTTTACAACAACTTATTAAAAACATCGAACAATGGGCAGAAGATCGCAATTTGATTGAGGGTTCTACCCCACAGAAACAATTCATTAAATTAATGGAAGAATTTGGTGAGCTTTGTTC